TCTGGTCGCCAGTCAGGTGTAAGATAAATTATAACTGTATATTGGTCGCCAGTCCAACCATCTATATGAATGCCACCTGATTGACCTGCAATATGACCATTAAGATAATGTCTTAAAAGTTTTGCTCCAGGATTTACTTTATCCCAAATCTCTTGTACCCAATCTTGTTCAATCTCATAATCAACTTCTTCAGTATCACTACCACCTAGATGAATATGTTTGTAACCAGGCGTCTTTGCCTCGTCTTTCATTTGTGGTGTAGAATACCAACCATCTTGCCAATCTAGTTTCATAGCAATACCATGATATCTTTTTATATCTTCTTCAGATATTGTTTCGTCTGAAGCTTGTATAATTTTATGATAGTCACCACCCTTTAAAGCGTTGGCATTTATTGTATATACTTTGTCAGTTTTTGTATCTGTAATTTCAAACTTTTCAGGATCTTCTGGATTGCCTATTGATTCAATATCATACGGTTTCTCGGTCATTTTTTTCTTCTTCCTCTTCAAACAATATCATAGTAATTAAACTATAAATTGCCATGTCCATTAAAGTGTCTTTGATACTTTCTTCTTTAAATTTAAATTCACCTTTCTTGATGAAGTTACTTATACGAGCATACTTATCACCCATACGAACAACGGAACCTTGCCAAGCAGGTATACCTGATAATTCAGACAATCTAAAGTTAGCAAAGATATCTTCATTTGCACCATAATCATGTCGTTTTTTATCGTGTAATGTTTTAATTACATCTATGATTTCGTAAAATCTTTTGCTTTGTTTGTTTATATCGTCCATTATATTTTTCCTAGTGTTAAAAATTTAACAACTCCTCCTTGGTTCTCCCATTGTTTGTGTTTGTTTTGATGGTCGCAAACCTTTTGTGCCTCATCTTCAAATTCAGACTCAGTAATAATACTGCCCGATGGTCGTTCAATACATAACCAACGGACCTTATCTTTTCTCTTGACGAGTTTTACTTCATAAGAAATCTTATGTTTCTTCACTCTAGGTTTTTTTGCGACCTTTCTGACCATACTTACTCTGCTGGTGTTTCTGCAGGCGCTTCTACTGGTACATCTGCTGTATCAGTTTTAACTTCTTCAGCTTGAGCTGTATCTTTAGGTGCTTCAGTTTCAGCAGCTGCAGGTACATTGTCCATAACATACTTTGAATACCATTGAGATAGTATTTTAGAGTTTTGTTGTTCAACACTTGCTTTAGCAGCAGCTTGTTGATTTACACTTATTTGTACGATAGCGTGTTTCAATTCATTACTGAATTTAGTTTCGTCATACCATTTTTCGTTTATTTTAATAGCCATTGTTTTCTCCTTTGTTACTATTATACTTTAAAATCTGAGAATTTTCCCAGTCTTTTAAACTTATCATTAGATGATAGCGTTTCTTGACCACTATCAACTAAATCAGATTGTGCGTTTTGTTCTACATCATAGAAACGCATTTTAGACCTATCAACACCAAGTATAAACTTTCGATTTACAGTTGGGTCGTTATATCTGTTTTTAAGTTGTTTAACCATTATCTGATTTTTTTCTTCTAGTTCTTCACTTGATATCAAAGCAAACATAAAGTCTGCTGTTGCAGGAAGACCAAAAGATTCTGAGGTATCTTCTAACCCCACATCACTACTTACAAAACCACCTCTTGTAGTTTGTGTAGCAGAGAATATTGGAATGTCATGTTCTACAGCAAGGCCTCTTAATTCTTCAGCGATTGCTTTAATCATTGTATAACTATTCACATTTGAACCAGACTTAAATCTAGATGATGTACATATATTTAGATAGTCAATAAATACGATATCTGGTTTAAACGATTTCTTTAATGCTAATTCACTAATCAAATTTTTAAAATGACCTGTGTGAGCAGTAGCAGTAGGATATTCTTTGATAATTAATGTGCCTGTCGTTTTACTTTGTAACTTGTTTATCTTTGTCTCGTACATTGTATATGGTAATTCTTCTAAATCACTCATACCGACATTCAATAAGTTTGCGTCTATTCTTTCAGCAATTCTTTCTTCAGCCATTTCTAAAGTTATATACAATACATTCTTACCTTGTAATAATACAGATGAAGCAAGGTGTGTCATAAACATTGTCTTACCAACACCAGTACCTGCAAGACAAATATTTAAAGTCTTACTTGGTATACCACCTCTTGTAATCTTGTTGAAGAAATCTAAATCAAGTTCAAGTCTTTCTTCTTTCTTTTTATAGAAATCATATCTCTCTTTTGATTCTTGTAAATAATCATGCCCAACCTTTTGGTCAAACGAAACACCTAAAGCATTTGATAATAATTCAGGCAAATATTCTGGTGTATGGTTTTTATCTTTACCATCTAGTATTTGTATGCCATTTAAAATAGCATTATGAATAGAACGGTCTTTACAAAACTTTTCTGTTGTCTCAACTAACCAATCTAAATTAATTGGTTCTGGATTTAAAGTAGATAGTATGTCGGTAACATTTTTATATTCATCTTCATTAATACTTTTATTACTATTAATTTCAATTGATAAGGATTCTTTTGTAGGAAGATTATTATACTTATTTACAAACTTATAAATTTCTGTAAATAATACTTTTTCTAATCTATCAGTAAAGTATTCTTCTTTGATAAAAGGTAAAACCTTTCTACAATACTTTTCGTTATGAATTAAATTACGAAGTGCTGTTCTTTCAATTCTCTCCATTAAGTTCCTTTTTCTCCTTTAATTGTTCATCTAATAATACAACTAATACATCACCGATATGATTTATAAACTCTTGACTATCTGTATCAGCCATAATATTATTTTCAATAACAGTATAATCAAACACCATAGGTAAAGCACCATCTGGTGTCTTTTCTTCTTCTGGTCTAAATCCTACATTACCATATTTAAGAACTATACTTGCATACGGTCCACTAATCAATTTAATTGCTGTAAAGTCCTCTCCAGGTTTCTCTACAAACACATAATCTTCTCGGTGTTTAGGACTGGTCGTCTTGTGTGTCGGTGGTACTTTCGGGTTCAACTACATCTCCATATTTAAATTCTTTAGCACAAACTTCATCTAACTTTTCTAATATCTCTGTTGTGAAATACTTTTCAGGATTATTATTAATTGTTTTACCAAATGTTTTACTACCATCTGGCAACTCTACCCTTGTTGATACTGATTTAAATATATTATGTTTTAATGCTAAATCTAATAAGCCATAATATCTATCTAAACCTTTATCATAAGTTAAACGAACATCTACTACTTTATTTTCTTTTGTTAATCTGGATTTGTAATTTTTACAATGTATAATATTACCAATAATTTCTGTCCCATCTTTTTCTTTTCTCTTTGATAGATAGACGATAGAACTAGCTGCATATTTCAAGCCTGATCCACCACCCATTTCTTTTGTTGGGAACATACTACCGATAACATCATAAGTATGGTTTGTTATGATAAGAGGAACTTTTGCCTTACCTAACTTTAATGTTAATACTCTAAAGGCAGCTTTTACTATTTGTGCCCTTGTCATATCTTTAGTTTCTTTACCTGCCTGTGTATCTTCAATTTCTTTAGTAGTTGATAACATACCTAAGGAATCTAATACAAGCAATAATGGTTTTCTTTCAGACTTATCTTGAGCAATATATTTGTCTAATACTGTTAATGATTGATGTCTAAATTCTTGAACAGTAGTAACTGGCATAACAACCATACGACTACTATCAATTTGTCTTTCTTCTATAATCTCTTTTGATACAGCTGATTCACTCTCAAAAAATATAACACCACCATCAGGATTTTGGTCTAGAAAATGTTTACACATACCTAGTACAAAGAAAGTTTTACCTGTTGCACTTTCGCCTGCAATAGCAGTAATCTTATTAGAAGGTAAACCTTTGTGTATGCCACCACCTAATAACGCATTGAATATATAAGAACCTGTATCAATAAAATCTGTTACATCACCTGACGCACCATCTGATACTAAACTAGCATATTCATTACCAGTTTCTTTAATTATGTCTTTCAAAAAATCACTCATTATCTACCTCTACCTTATATTCTGTGTTGTTTTCTTTTTTTTTAAAGTTGTTCGCATATTCTTTTTCTCTTTTTTTACCACCTGGCATACCATCTACATAAGAGGAATGAAATTCCCACTTACCTTTTTTACCATTTACTGTTCTTGAATATACTGTAACTGTCATTTACTGTTTCATTATACACTATATATAATTCTTTGTCAAGCAAAAAACTCATCTAAAGTTGCCTTTCTTGAATTTTTAAATAGGTCTGTTTTTGGACCAAAGCACCAAACATTCTCTATAAACATTTTGTTCATAAAGTCAGCCTTTTCTTGCTCATCTTTAAATAGTGTATCTGATTTTGGTCGTTGCATAATTCTCATGCCAATTTGACCAAGAAATTTATCTTTAAACTTATCTACCAATTCATCACCAGAACGATAACGAACACCATGTATTTTTGGATCCATAATATTTACAAACATAAACTTTGAAACTTCCATAGTTTTCTCTGCAACTGGTAAATAAAAATCATCACGCCATTTATCATACTCGTTAAATTTATGCCATGATTGGTCCTCTTGATGTTCACCACCTTTGTTATATTGTTCGGTAGAGAAGTATGGTGGACTTGTAAATGCTACATCAATCTTTGGTAGTTTATGATATGGTAAATCTTCAGCACCACATCTCCATATCTGAACTTTTTTAGGTTTAGATAATAGTTTATTATACGAACTTATCTGTTCCTGATATCTTTGATAAGTATTAGGATTAGGATCACAGCCATAATATTCTTCAGCGTCAGAAGCAAAGAAACCTGCAAGTCTATCACCCCAACCACAACTTGTATCTAATACTGTTTTGGCATTTGTCATATCATAAATTGCTTTTGCAACAACTGGTTTAAATTGTGTTGCAATATAAGTACCTAATCTAAATGCTGATATGTAACTCTTTTCATCTAATTGACCACCTACTAACTTTTCTATTTCAGTACCATCTAATTCTTTTATCTTTGTAAGTTTAACTCCATTTATACCACGCCATATTGGTCCTAAACATTTCCAAATAGCATAAGCATCTCCATTTTCCCAAACTTCTTTAGGTGCTCGAAAGCCATAACTACTACACTCTAGTCGTAAATCTTGCATGAAATAATTACTTACATCATTAAAGGTACTAGCACCATTTATCAAGCCAAGTCCGTACTCACTATAAGGGTAT